CCCCGCCCCAGGATAAGGGTGTGGATAACTTTGTGAATAATGTTCGTAATGTATTTGTTGTGCAAAATTTTGCAATGTGGTATGATACAGTAAAGGGGGTGATGTCATGACATTAGACCAGATCATAACAGGAATAGATATCCGGGAAGCAAAATCCGAATATTCCAGACTGCGGAAAATTGCGAATAAAAGACTGGCGCGGCTTGGCGTTTCTGAGTTTGCCGAAAGCAGAACCTATCAGAATTGGAAAAAAGGCTTCGCGCCGCTTAAATCTATCACAACTGAAAAGCAGTTATATAAAGCACTGTCCGAGGTTGATCGGTTTTTGGGATTAAAAACAGGAACAGTTTCCGGAGCCAGAGCAGCACAAAAGGCATTTATTGAATCCATGCATGAACGTGGATACAATTTTATTACAAAGAAAAACGCTGCGGAATTCGGCGAATTCATGCGCGAGGTGAAGAAACATAAAGACTATAAAGGGCGCGACTCTGAGCAGCTTGTTGATCTTTACAAGACAGCAAAAGATAAGCGGATAGATCCGCAATCACTTGCGCAGAATTACGAAACGTGGTTTAAGCATGAAAAGACTTTTGAACAGCAACCGCGCAGTAATAGCGTAATCTCGTTTGATGACTTTATAGAAGGGGCGGACGCGAGAGAAGGAAGGAAGTAAATGATTCTGAACTACAAAGCGCTGCATAGTGAAGAATTGAAACGGTTAATACCGATACAACCCCGCAGGCGGGGAAATCAGGGAATGAAGAAAAAACGCTATTACAAGGATATTATCTGTGCGTTTGACATTGAGACAACCCGGATAGATGATAAGCACAGCATCATGTATATCTGGCAATTTCAACTCGGCTTGCATGGTGATACGATCATTGGACGAAGTTGGAAAGAATGTATGCGATGGTTTCGCACGTTGGCGGAATCGTGCAATGATAATGAGTATTATGTTATCTATGTGCATAACCTATCCTTTGAATTTCAATTTTTATCGGGACAGTATCATTTTACGAATGATGAAGTGTTCGCGGTAGAATCTCGGAAAATATTAAAGTGTGATATGTTTGACCATCTGGAATTCCGCTGCAGCTATCTACATAGCAATATGTCTTTAAGGGAATATCTCAGGAAGATGGGCGTTGAAGATCAGAAACAGGAAAACTATGTTTATGATATGAAGCGCTATCCGTGGACCCCATTATCCGACGAAGAATTGAAATACTGTATAAATGATGTAAGGGGCCTCGTTGAAGCGCTGGCCGTAGAAATGGCCCATGATCAGGATAATCTATATACGATCCCGCTTACTTCTACAGGGTATGTCCGCCGGGATGTTAAGGCAGCCATGCGCCGGATCAGTCCGTTTTACGTTAAGGATCAGCTGCCGGACTGGGAAACTTATACACTACTGCGGGAAGCGTTTCGGGGCGGGAATACCCATGCAAACCGATATTATGCGGGTAAAATCATTACTAATGTAAAATCGGCTGACCGATCCAGCAGCTATCCTGATACGGAATGTAATGATATATTTCCGGTCGGAGCGTTTCGCAGTGTCTCCGATCCCACACCCGAAAAGCTGCATGATCTCATGGGCAGACGGAAAAAAGCTATACTATGCCGAATAGTGCTGTGGGACGTTAAGCTGCGCGATCCCTTCTGGGGATGCCCATATTTGGCAATCGACAAATGCCGGAATATAGTCGGCGGATCTTATGATAATGGGCGGATCCTGTCGGCGGACTATCTGGAAACTACCGTAACAGACATAGATCTTAAGATTATCCTATCAGAATATGCTGCCGATATGGATGTAATCACATTGCAGTATGCTAAATATGGAAAGCTTCCGAAACCGCTCATCGAATGTATACAGTATTATTATAGGAAGAAAACTGAATTAAAAGGGGTGCCGGATCAGGACATATACTATACGAAAAATAAGAACAAGCTTAATTCGGTGTATGGTATGAGCGGCCAGAATCCCGTAAAACAAAGCATTTTGTACAATGGCGGGGAGTTTAAGCCGGACGACTCCGTAACGCTGCCGGAGCTTCTGGAAGAGTCGAATAAGCGGGCATTTTTCCCTTATCAGTGGGGTGTCTGGTGTACGGCATGGGCGCGGTACAGGCTGGAAGAAGGGATCCGGCTTGCCCATTCGGACAGTGCGGATTTTATCTATTGCGACACTGACAGTGTAAAATATATTGGGGATATAGACTGGACAGAATACAATGCAGAACGGCAGCGGAAAAGTACGGAAACCGGATCATATGCGGATGATCCGAAGGGCATCCGGCATTATATGGGCGTATATGAATATGAAGGAATGTATGAACAGTTCGCAACGAGGGGCGCAAAGAAATATGTATATGTCCAGGATTCTACCCTACATATCACTATTGCCGGGGTAAACAAGAGAGGCGCACAGGAACTTGAAGCAGCTGGCGGGATCAGCGCTTTTCTGAAACCGACATTTACATTTTATGAAGGTGAAACGGAAGCCGTGTATATAGATCATATCCGTAAATTTATCTGGGTGGACGGGCATATGCTGCGGATAGCGCCATGCGTGACGATCCGCCCATCAATGAAGACGCTTTCCGATACTGCAGAGTATGAAGAACTGATAAAAGACGCACAGGCATTCCGCGACTTAATTTTTGACAAATATGGCGAAAAATAGCTTGCAAAAATTTGCACAGTCTGTATAATAGTAGGTGGGGATAGTCCCGTATATAGAAAGGAGCGCTGCACAAATGAGATACGCGGTAATTGATGTTTTTTATGACGAGAAGTCCAAGACGATGGCAAGAACCCGGTACGATGACGGAGATGGTTATACGCTGGCAGAGGCTTGCGATTTGATGTGGTTTATCGTTAAGCAGAATCCAGATGCGCATTATACATACATGGAATTGTTAGAGAGGTGACCAATGGCAAACAGGCACGATCTAATGACCAGAAAAGCTTATAAGTACAATTTGAAGCTAACATTTTTCGACATCGAAGGCAGAAAAGAAATTGTACGGTACGCGGAGCGGATCACCCGCGCCGGATCGGATGAAGTGATCCGGGCGGAGTTTCTCCGCCACCCTGACGATAAGACCTATATTCTGACAAATGTCGAGATATTGGAGATCTACCAGAACTTGTACGCCATGACTCCGGAAGATTTTTACCGGAGCGCGGAGATCATAGAAACGGTGGTGATTAAATGAGGCCGATTGACGGGGACGCGCTTTGCGAGAAAATGTATCAAGAGGCATTTGAAAAAGATACTGATGATCAAAGATGGGATAGCGGATGCTGGATAAGATACCGGATGTTCGAGAAAGCTATTAAATCAATGCCAACTCTCTCCATCCCCAATGCGGAGATTATACGGTGTAAGGATTGCCAACACCACAGCGGAAGCTACTGTCATCACAAGGATTCATATGGGATTTATGTGAGTGATAATCACTATTGTGGTTGGGGAGAAAGGAGAGAGTGATGGATGTGCAGTTATACCGGGAAGTGGGACAGACAAACCAGATCATCCCGAATGTAGTCAAGATAGAAGACGCGAATAACATGGTTACTATTACCGATGTATATGGGACGCAGTATATTGTAAATAACACCACATATTATGAGATTGTAGGCACCCCGCACTATTAAGGGGTGCTGCAAAATATAAAACCGTGCCCGGGCGGAACCGGGAGAAAGGGACTGTAAATGAATAATGTATCGCTTATTGGAAGACTGACAGCGGAGCCGGAGATCAGGAACGCTAAAGACCTGACCATTGCAAATTTTACGCTTGCGGTAGACCGGATCGGATCGGATGAAGCGGACTTTATCCGCTGTGTAGCTTTTGGGAGATCTGCGGAATTCGTAGACGATTATTTCTCGAAAGGGCTGCGGGTCGGTGTCTCCGGACGGATCCAGACCGGACGCTATGAGGATAAGGATGGTGTAACCCGATACACTACTGATATCATCGTTGAGCGCCTGGACTTCGCCGATGCAAAGAAAGAAGACAAAGAGGATCGGCGCGACAACCGGAGTCGCTCTTCTTCCAGAAGAAAGTAATCATGGATTATCATATTATTGATGCGGCCGGACTGTATACGCAGTCCGGCTATTTGGATTTTAACTATATTATGGGACTCGGGTACCCATATACAATAATCGTTTCGCTGCGTGGTGGTGGGAAGACTTTCGGGTCGCTACAGTGGTGCGTGGATGAGAAAAAATACTTCATGTACTTCCGGCGGAATAAGAATGCTTTGAGGATCATCACAGATCCGCGCTATCAGATCTTCAAATCGCTGAATCGCGTCCGGGGCTGGAAGATAAAAGCATCTCTTGAAAAGGAAATGCTCGGCCATTTTCTGAATGAAGAAACTGGGGACGAGATCGGGCTGGCAGCTTCCCTGTCCACTTTCGGCAGCATTCGTTCCATCTCACTGGACGATGTGGAAGTGCTGCTTTTTGATGAGTTTATTCCGCAGCCGGACGAAGTGAGGAAATATGATCTGTTTTCTGCTTGGCTGCACGCCGATGAAAGTATAACCAGAAACAGAGTGGTGGACGGAAGACCGGAACCGCGGAGAATCCTTCTGGCAAATACGGATAAGATTCATTCTGAAATATTAGCGGGGTATGGCATACTGGACACTTTCCTTTATATGCAGGAAACCGGAACCGAGATGATAGAACATTCACAGGATATGCTTTTGGTATTCCCCAGATCGGAAAAACTCGCGGAAGAAAAGGAAAACACGGCGCTGTACCGCACAACCCACGGAACGGAATTCCATGATGTTGCAGTCGGTAACAGCTTCCGGATAGAAGACCGGGGAAACATCAGGAAGCTTCCGCTTCGGGAGTTTGTCCCGCTGTCTGCAGTCGGCGGGATATGCATATATCGGCATAAAAACATGTCCTGTTATCTGATTAGCCGAACGGTATCAGGCAGCCCGAAACGCTACGAAAATACCGAAGCGGATCACAGACGATTCCTGCGGAATCACTCGGCGCTATGGACAGCATACCTACGGAAAAAGGTATACTTTGAGGATCTGGCCTGCCAGAATCTTTTTATGAAGATATACAATATATAGTTTGACAAGAATCTATATATTGTGGTATATTAAGTATGGCGGAAGGGCGGAGCAGCGCAGTCCCGGAAGGATTTCCGCGCCCCATGCGCGGGGCATAACCTTCCGCCCGTTACTATTAACTATGGCAATCAAAAGAAGGTGTGTAATATGGTTTTTTCGGACTTACTTACACTTGTAGGATCATACGCGTTTCCTATTGTTATGTGCATTGCTTTCTTCTGGAAACTGGATAAGGAAGAAGAGCGACATAAAGAGGAAATGGATAAGATTACAGAAGCGCTGCATAATAACACTTTGGCGATCCAGCATTTAGCCGATACGATGGAGAACGAACATGATGCGGTTTAACAAGGCAATTCAGCGCGGACTTGATATGTACCGTAATCGCGAAAACTACGCTTATTTTTATGGCGCAAAAGGTGTTATCCTGTCTGATGCTGTCATGGAATCCCTGATCGCTGCGGAACCGAATTACTTTAAAAAGTACAGCCCGGAAGAGATCGTACAGATCAAGCGGAACAGCCGGGGCAAGGTTGGATATGACTGCAGCGGCTTCACGGGACATTGTACCGGGGATAAGCAATGGAGTAGCGGGCAGATTAATAATTGCTCGGTGATCACAACTCCCGCACAGGGAACCGAAGGAAGTCTGTTGTATACCACATTCGGCGGAACCGGGCGCCATATCGGTCTTGACATCGGCTGCGGTTACTGTCTCGATATGGGTTACGAATCAACAGACAGAAACATTCTGCTTAAACGGGATTCTGTCCGGCTTACCCGGATCAGCGAAACCGCTTGGGAAAAATCGGGGCAGACTAATGTAATGGACTACACCGGGGCCACAAATCTCTGATGTATTTTCTTTATTCCTCTTCCTCATCACGGAGGTGCCGATATATGAAGTGCTGCGTGATATTCGCAGCGGGTCGGTTTTCCGGTAACGGGCGGACAAGACCGGAACTAAATAAAATAGAAAGGGACTGCACAAATGACAAAAGAACAAGTCGAACTTTTACGCGCTGCGGGCATCTCAGAAAGCGCAATCATTGACCGGATTCTGGGGGAAGCGAAACCGGAACCGGAAGACAAGCCGGAACCGGAAGAAAAGCCGGAACCGGAAGAGAATCCGGAACCGGAAGAAAAGCCGGAACCGGAAACGAAACCGGAACCGGAGAAAAAGCCGGAACCGGAAAAGGAAGACAAGATTCTAAAGGCGATCGAAAAGCTGACAGGCGCCGTCCTGTCCCGAAACATCAATACCATAGGAAGGGACGATACGCCGGAAGAATCCGCAGATGAAGTATTAGGATCACTCCTGAGGGGTGAACCAAATAAAGGGGGTAAATAATGGCCATCAATTTTCTTGACACCGTACAGATCAGCACGGTATTAAACGCCATCGTTGCACAGGCTGCTGGTAAAGCGGCATTGTCGAGGGTAGACACAAAAGACTTTGTGGCGGTAGCCAAAGTCGGACTTGAAGCCGGATATGACAAGCTTGTTACGGCCATCTCTCAGGTCCTTTCACGGACGATCTACAGTAACAGACCGTATACAAGGCAGCTTCGTCTTCTGGAGACTGACACGCTCCAGTACGGCAACCACGTCAGAAAGATCCAGTTTATTGATTCGGACTGGAAGGATAACGAAGCTTACAAGCTTACTAATGGGGCTTCTAAAGATCCTTGGGAAGTCAAAAAGCCGCAGGCCGTTCAGACGAACTTCTATGGCAAGGTGACCGCGCAGCGCTTTATCACTGTTTACCGGGATCAGCTTAGAGAAGCAATGAAAGGCCCGGAAGAATTCGGCAGCTTCTTAGCGGCGTTAATGACCCAGATGCAGAACGAGATTGAACAGTCCAGAGAGGAAACCGCAAGAATGACTCTTGCGAACCTGATCGGCGGCACGCTTGCGATCGCGAACACATCCAACCCGGCGCAGATCGTTCATCTTGTTACGGAATACAACGCCGCGATCGGATCACCTTCTCCGGCGCTTACTTTGTCCGATCTGTCCGCTCCGCCCTATTTCGCGGATTTCGCCCGGTGGATCATGGGCAAGATCAAGACAACTTCCAAAGCGCTTCGTAATAGAAGTGTTCTCTTCCATCAGAATCCGACGGCGGCAAGTCCGAATTCCGGTTATGTATCGCGCCATACTCCGGTACAGGATCAGCGGCTCGTTCTGTATGGCCCCTTCTTTGATCGTGTCGAAAGCAATGTGCTTTCTACCACCTTCAACGAGGATGATCTTAAGCTTATGGAGCGCGAAGAGGTGACCTTCTGGCAGAACCCGGCTTCCCCGGCAAGCATCAATATTGACGCAAGCTTTACCAAGCCTGACGGAACCGTGGACAATGCAGGTATCAACACCAGTCTTGTTCTCGGTGTTCTGTTTGACAGGGAAGCTGCGGGCATCACTCTGATCGGTGAGGAGATGTCTTCTTCTCCCTATAACAACAGGGGCAAGTATTACAACATCTTCTTTGATTTTGAAACCCGGTACTACAACGACAATTTCGAGAACTCGGTTGTCTTTGCGCTTGACTAATTTCCGCGAGGTGGGCTAATGAATGTTACTTTTTCAACTTTCCAAAAGAAGCTAAATTCAACAGCCCGCCCCGCTGGTGGCGCTGCATATGACTGTATCGTAAAGGACGGGACAAGCACGCTTCATGCTAAAATCGGCTTGCAGTGGCCGGGATCCGGAAACCCCACAGCTTATAATATGTGCTACATTCCCGATTTCGGAGATGTTGGTCGCTACTACTATATTCAGAACTGGTACTATGAGGATCGGATCTGGTGGTGCGATTGTAAGGTAGATGTTCTCGCGACTTACAAAACATTTATTGGAAGTTCAACAAAGTATGTTTTACGCGCAGCATCTGATCACGATCCTACGATCCCGGACAGCATGGCGATCCCAAAATCGAGTTATGTTGACGAGGGCGCTCTCGCGGGAGATTCTCTCGGATGGGAGAATTACGGCAGCGGCGGCGGGAGATATGTAATTACTGTAATAGGAAAGAATAATACTACGGCCACAGAGGTCTGTTCGCAGTTTCAGGTTACTGGCTATACATTACAGGAGATTATTGATGGAACGTGTGACGCTGTTGAGGGATGGTATAACGGGCATTTAAGTTCTACCACGATCCGGGAAGCGATACAGTCTCTGCTATCTGCACCATTCAGAGTAACCACCGATCTTTCACAGTACATTAAAAATGTGATGTGGTTTCCGTTTCGTTTTCCTTCTGGTACTGGTAATCTATATCTCGGTATGTTCCGGCAGGCTTACGGGGTTGCTACCGTTGCTTCTCCGCTGCGGATGTTTACAGGCAGCTGCAACCTTCCAACATCCAGAGATAAAGAAATCTGGGAATATGGCGCACCGTATGGTTCCTACTGGTTTAAGATGCTGCCATTTGGTATGTTTGAACTGGATCCAATGGATGTTCTGACAAATTCCACGATCGAATATACTGTTGGCGTGGACTCTGTTTCCGGACTCGGAACACTTACTCTCTCTATCGGCGGGCGCGTAATAGCTACCAGATCTGCACAGATCGGTATTGCTGTGCCTTATGGCGGAAGTTCGCCGAATTACGCGGGTGCGATCACCGCGGCAGCCGGACTTGCGAGCGCTATCCAGTCTGACAAAGGTCTTACTGCGGGCGCTATCGGCGACGCTATTCTGTCTGTATCACCGCGCGGATTCTCGGCGGGGACTGCCGGGGGTGGCGGAGCGCTTGAAGGTGTCGGACACGTTTACTGGCGCGTGCTGGATCATATCCCAGTCGATGTCACGGAAGCCGGAAGACCGTTATGCGATTACCGGGCGCTGAATTCGCTGACTGGTTACATCCAGTGTCGGGACGGTGATGTCCAGGCGCCGGCGACTGCGGCGGAACTTGCCGAAATCGAATCATATTTAACAGGGGGATTCTTCTATGTCTAATCTTCCATTTTCACAGGATTTTATAGCGCAGTATAACGCTATGGTTTCCCCTTCCACTGTCCATATCAAGAATACAGGATTGGCGCAGTTTTTCAAACGGTATCTGCTCGAAGAAGCTATTTCCCGCTATAAGTTCACGCTTCCGGAGAATTGGAATTTCACCTATTTCACTTCGGTGTTGTTCATCATCGGTTATATTTTCGGCTTCGACAAGGAACCGAAGTTTGGCCTGATACCGCAGCATGGTTTTCTTGGCGGGCGGAACGTGCAGTACCAGCCATACTACTGCATGATCTCCAACCCACTTTTTGAACGGGGCAGCTATCGGTTAATTGTTAATGAAGAGTGCAGCCTGATCCAGCTTCAGCCGGACTACTGCGGACTTTATGATATCGTGGATTTTTACGGTGATCTGATGGCGCTTTGTGCGGAAACGGTCGGGGTGAATATCCTCAACTCCAAGCTGTCTTTTGTGTTCGCCGCGAAAAATAAAGCTATGTCGGAATCCTTCAAGAAGCTATATGATCAGTACGCTTCCGGTGAACCCGCTGTTTTCGCTGACTCGAAGCTTTTCGATGAAGAGGGAAATCTGCTTTACAGTTTCGTTTCTCAGAACGTGGGACAGAACTTTATAGCCGATAGGCTTTTAGACTGTTTGGGGGTGATCCGGGACAAATTCCTGACAGACATCGGGATTCCTAATGCCAATACGGATAAACGGGAACGGCTGAACGCACAGGAAGTGAATTCAAACAATATCGAAACCGGGTGTAAAGCGTGGTTATGGCTGCAGACAATGAAGGACGGATTCAAGCGGACGCGGGAAATGTTTGGACTTTCAGAATCTGAGTTAAATGTCGAGTGGTCGGACATTCCAAATCTGAACGCAAAGGGGGGTAATAAGGATGGCGATATTGTCGATACTGGCACTGTATGACGATGATCCAACGGTGTTTGATGATTTCATCATTCCCACAGCGGACGATATTACGGATGACGCGGAAAAGATCGAAGATCCTTTTATCCCGGATAAGGAAACGCTGATTCAGTATATCTGCATGGAATGCGCGGAACTATCGCTTGTTTATCCAGATCCTGACGTGATTCGGAAAATGATAAAGATCTGGTCACATATAAATAATCCTGTCTGGTGCGGTTTGTATAATACGCTGTTGTACAAATATAATCCGATCTGGAATAAAGACGGCGACACACTGGAAACCCGCGCATTTACCGGAACCAATAATGAAACCCGGAACCTCGCTACCTCTGAAAACGAAACCAGAAACCTCGCCGGATCAGATAATGAAACGCGAAACCTCGCAACCTCGGAACAGTACAGCGGCAGCGGAAACGAGACAAAAACCAATCTGGTGACAGGATATGATCAAAATACCTTTGCAAATAACACAAGGGACGATATCGCGAACAGCACCAGCGGCAGCGGCTCCGGAACCGATACAGGAACCGTAAACCGCGCCAAATCTGATACGGGGACGATCAACCGGAGCGGAACAGATACCGGAACCGATAACCGCAGCACTTCGGATAATGGAACCATAACCAAACGTGAAACGGGTAATATTGGCGTGACCACAACCCAAGCCATGGTAAGGGAGCAGCGGGAAATAGTGATGTTTAATCTGTACCAGACGATCGCGGACGCATTTAAAGAATACTTCTGCGTGATGATATATTAAGGGGGGGTGTATATGGGACTTTTTGAACATTTTCCTTATACGAATTTTCACGAACTTAATTTAGGGTGGTTTCTCAGTAAATTTAAATCGCTGCTTTCGGACTGGGAAAGCTATATAACAATTTTTAATGGAATCCGTGATGACGCGGAAGCTGCAATGGATGAAGCGCATGAAGCATTATCCGCTGCGGAGACTGCTCAGGAAACCGCAGAAACTGCTATAGCGCAGGCCAACACCACTCTTACGGCAGCAAATACGGCGGTAGCGGAAGCCCAGACCGCGGTAACAGAAGCACAGGCAGCACAGGCCGGAGCAGAAGCGGCTCAAAGAGCGGCAGAAACCGCAATGACTGACGCTGCAGCCGCTCAGGCAGGAGCAGTAACCGCTCAAAGAGCAGCGGAAACCGCACAGACTGGTGCAGAAAGTGCGCTTGCCCTTGCGGTAACAGCCAAAAATGCGGCAGAAACCGCACAGGCTGGTGCTGAAGCTGCTCAGAGATTAGCGGAAACCGCAGAGACTGACGCCGCAGCCGCACAGGCGGGAGCCGTAGCTGCTCGAACCGCAGCAGAAACCGCACAGACTGGCGCGGAGAATGCACGTGCCGCCGCAGTAATAGCCAAAACCGCGGCAGAAGCCGCACAGACTGGCGCAGAAGCCGCTCAAACCGCAGCAGAAGACGCAGCCGATCGCGCGGAAGCGGCTGTTGATATAGACGCGGTGATTCGGGTTGTGTACAATTACACAAATGCTGAAATTGACACCGCGCAGAATCCGGTCATTGTCAGCGGTGCATATTCTGACATAATCAGTAAGATGAACGCTGGAACTCCGGTCAAGATCCTTGTATGTTCGAACAATGACGAAACTATCACGGATCCTGTAACAGTTCGCAGAATAATCCAGCACATTTATCCTGTGACAGGGGTAACAGAATCCTCGGGCCTGATTACCATTGAGCTATATTACTGGACGGGATCATCTACCCAGCCGAAGAGATATTCGATTTTGTGGAACAGCAGCAACATAAGCGTGCTCCAGACATCATGAGATTAAGGAGATAAATAAATTATGAGAAAGACTAAAAATAATTACGTTCCCGCTGAATTCGGCGGATACTTGTTCCCCAAAAGCTGCCTTCCCGATATTCTGCCGGGTGATCGTGGCAAAGTGCTTACAGTAAACCAGACTGAGACAGAAGCGATCTGGGCGCAGGCGCAAGGCGGATCCGATCCTTTTACTCCATATGATGTAGTAATCAGGCTTGAATGGGTCGATGGGAATGCTGTTTTTGAACGGCTTAAAGGAAGTTATGATCTTGTACAAAATCGGTACGCAAATAAACTCCCTGTGACCATCCAAGTATTTAATGTTTATTTTGAAGACAAAGAAATCGTGATGTATAAGACGGGGGAGATCTATTTGCTCCAGGGAGTAATCACGATTCCTGTAACAAATTTGGGGACTGTTAACTGGTATCCTGCAAGTGGCACAGACCCGGAGCGCTTTGAACTGTCCGAATAATGACAGATTATCCACACCAGGTCCCTGGGGCGGGGGCGGGGCATAGCGGAAGCCTCGATACAGTAATTATTAATACAAGATTGATTGGATGTTGCCT